TATTGACACGATTTGAATATGCTGTGTACCTTAAGACAGTCAGCCCTTGGTAGTCAACAATCAATTATATTTAAAATTAAAGGAATCATAAACTGGCAGTCATAAGATTGACAGTCATATGGTAGGGTTAAATTAGGTCAAGGGTTTCCTGGAAGATGGCCGCTCGGTCATCGTGGTTAAGTAGCTCTACTGGCAGCTCGCAAGGTGTCTCGCTGTCCGTCCAGTAGACAAGTTTCACGATCTCGAACTCTTCCAGGTCGCGTTCCTCCCAGGCTTCTGTGACTGACTGCTCCCCGGATTCACTGCTGCACTCGCACTGATTTGTCACGGCCTCCGCTTCCACTGTTACGTCAAAGTATTTGTTAGGTCGCAGCTCTATGCCTTGTAATTCTATAGTTTCCATTTTTTTCTTTCTTAGGTGTTATGCTATCGGCTCACAATAAGCGAACTCCTTTGCGGCCTTGTGCGCCTGTTCGATGCTATCCGTAAATAGCACAGTTACATTTTCCCCCGCGTCAGTGTCGTTCATTATCGCGCGGTAGTCGTGTCGATCATTGCCAGTTGCAACGATGGCTTCCAGCCCGTCGTTGTTGTTTGTATATGTAAAGTATATTGTCATTTTTTCCTTTCTTATGTGTTAAGCGTTTATGTCAGTAACGTAGTATTGAGTAACGCGCGAAACGAAGTTCTCAACGCTTTGCAAGTTTACCCCGTTGGCATAATAGCGAATAAATCTTGCTGGCTCTGTTGTCTCAATACTTTGGCAGGCTTCCGTCTTGTTAGCTCCGATGATTGCGTTAAATGCTTCTTTAGTTATTTCAATTGTCATTTTTTTCCTTTATTTATTTGTTATGCAGCGGGCTTTTCCCGTGCTTCGATTACCTTTATTTACTATCATTTAGCACGTGTCAAATATATTTTTTATTTTTTTTATTTTTCCCGTGCTGCCCTAGCTTGCCCTGTGTGATCCCCTAGCTTGCTAGGCTAGCCTTTACCCTTGGCTCAAATCAAAATGCCTTGTGCGGTCGCCTAGCTCGCTTGGCTTGTGCACTGTCTTGCTTTCCGGCCTTCCCTTGCTTGTGACTAGGTACAAAAAAGCCGGCGTGTTACCGCCGGCCTTTGCTTTGATCTTATTTACCCTCAGTGGCTTTTAGCCTAGCATTCAAGGCCTTCACCTTTTCCGGCGTGTATCTTGCCTTTATTGCAGCACGTAGCTCGCGCAATTGCTTTGCAGTTAAGTTCAGATTGTCTATATATACAGTCATTTTATCGCCCCCAATTGTCTTTGATTGCTACCCAAATTACAGCTTGCACCTCATAACCCTTTAGCCCGTATTTTCGCGCCAGCTTTAAGGTGATAGCTTCCAGGCGTCTGTACTGCGCCGGTGTACAACTTTCCACTGTATCTTTCACGCCCTCCTTTGGAGAGCATAGGCAGGCGCGAATTTGCCATTTGTCAACTGTGACAAAGTCTGCCGCCAGTAGTCCAACATTGGCAGCAAAGGCGTGAGTCTTTGGACTTTTAGCAGTAATTTCTGTATTGCCGTCCAAGATTTCAAATGCTTTGCGCTTGTTAGCTCCATAAGTGCAAACTTTCACGTCATTTGCTGTCTTTCCATCTTTCCAAGCTTGGCACACGTTGAACGCGTCCACCTTGTTTCGCGCCCACTTGTTACTTGGTGAAAGCGCGGAAATAACTGCCGCCGATTTGTACCTATCAATGCCAAATGTTTCCGCCAAATACTTCGCCCATTCCTGAGCTTCATTGTACCATCTCAAACCATTGTGTCTTTGTTCTGGCGTTGCCGCTTCAATCCAGCGTTCAAGACTGTTGAGTATTTTTCTGTCAGTGATTTCTTTTATTGTACGCTTCATTTATTAAAGGCGATTTTGATCAGATTCGCGAACTGATTTGATTTATGTGCGTGTGTGATTATTCTACGTCATTAAGTTGCTCTAACGACCGGTATCCGGTGCGAACAAATAAGATATCGTTGTAGGCTTCTTCATTGGTTCCGTTTATTGACGTAACAAGTGTAATTTCGTCTTCAGTAGCAAAGCCTAATTCAATAAGTGTGTCGTGTATTTTTTCTATGTTTTTCATTGTGATATTTTTATTTGTGTGTGTGTGTGATTGATTGAGTGAATTGAATTTATGCGTTCAGTTCGCGCAACCGTGCCGCCTTAGGTGAAGCAATTACGCCCTTTTTAATCTCAGGCGCGTATTGGGATTGACTGATAAAGAACTCAATTGAAGGGAACAAAGCCCTTAAGGATTCTTTTTGAGTGTCTGTAATTCTGTCCGTTTCGTAAAAGTCGTGCGTGTTTACTTTGCGGCCGTTTTCACCCTTCTTGGAAAGAGTGCCAAAGTTATAGTAACTAATGCCAAGTTTAGAGAAAGCAGAGAGCAGTTTGTGTGTGTCTATTTTTGTGATTTTCATTTATTAAAGGCGGTTTTACAGTTCCGCAAACTGTTTTGTATGTGCGTGTGTGTGTGTTAGTGTTGGTTTTCTAATTCCGTGATTGCATCCTGTAGGTTAATCAAGTCTTGCTTTGTTACCTCGCTTGGCTCGTCGAGCAAGCAAGCAATATTGATTGATAGATCAGCGATTATTTCGTTTATGTTTTTCATTTATTAAAAGCGGTTTTACAGATCCGGAAACTGTTTTGTGTTTATGTGCGTGTATGATTTGTTTTTAAAAGTTGTAAGCCCCATAGTAGCTGATTGCGTCATAAAGCTTTGTAGGCGCATCAAGTTCAAGCCACTCCGATTCAGTAAGACCGCAAAAGCTTGCAACGTCTTTTACTTCTATAAATTCAAACTCTTCTTCAATCTTTATAGTCAATGGCAGTTCGAGCGCTTCCCAGTCGGTGCAACTGAACTCGCCCGTTTCGTCTTCTTTGAGTGATTCGGTATCGCCGATATAAAAGCGATAAATACCTTTGCGTGGTAAAACGTGATACGCAAAGCCGTATTCTTTTAAAGTAATTTCCTTTGAGACGTCGACTCCTTGTAAGTCTTTGGATATAATATCTGAGTATTTCATATTTTTATTTATTTAGTATTTATTAGTTATAATTAAGAGTGAGATGCTATTAAAAGCCTATTAAATGCAAGCAGTCAAGTGTATTTTTCAATTATTTTTCTACGTCAAACCTTTCCACTATTTGAGACAGTGAGACAGTGAGACAGTGCAAATGGCAGCGTTGAATAACAGTGCGAACATATCCCATCATTAAAGAATAAATTAATACTTCACACAACTCAGTAGCCGGCAGTCAAGATCCTGACAACTGGCAGTAGTGAACACTTGAGCACTAGTGAACATTTGAACAGGGGTGGGGGCGGTCGAAGATTTTTTGATTTCAATTTTATATATACATAAACAGCCCCTCAAAAAAATTACCAACTCAAGGGGCTTCTACCACTGCCAGGAATCAAATCCTATGGAAATCAACGCGGATTCTCTTTAATCCTATGGAAATTAACAAACCAAGGTAATCCTATGGTTATATCCTATGGAGTTTAACACCGTGTACCATAAGAAGTCAGTTTATGGTAGTCAATTTATGATTCCCTTTATTTATATTCTTTAGGGATTACTACGTTTAAGGACTTAACTGCCTTATGATGTTGCTGTCTTATGGTACACATTGTACCATAGGGGTTGACAACGTCAAGCCTAAATATACGTGATATTATATTTATTTGCATTAATACAATTAATTAGTTGACAAGTAAGTATGAATATATTTGATGAGTGCTATGACAGATAAAGGAGATGTTAGCCGGACCGAGAAGGAGAAGGCGGCTTTGCTGAGTGAAATCCAGCAGAGTATCCACGAGGTAAGTAATGAGAAGCGTGGACTAAAGGTTAAGTCCTTGAGTGTATATGACCCAGAGAAGACTGCTAAGTTGCTGTACCTGTACAGTACTGGGAGTAGCCAGACTAGGTTAGTCCGTCATTACGGCTTTGATAGGGACACTGTGATTAGTGTCCTTGCGGATTACGCTGACCATATGGGGACCTTCAAGGAGTTAAGTGGCAGGATAGCTGCCAAGAACTATTTGAACCTAAGTTCTCTGGAGGAGGATTTAATTGAGAAGGTACGTGATCGCTTGGAGAATGACCCCGAAATGGAGGTAAGCTTCAAGGACATCAAGGAGTTATCAATAGCTAAATCAAATGCTTCAAGGGAGGCTATGACTGCTAGAGGAGAGGCTACGCAGATTACGGAGGACAGGAAGGTTTATACCCAGGATGACTACGAGGCTACTATAGCGGCAGCCCGTGATCGTATTAAGAAAGCAAAGGAAGCGGAGGTAATTGATGTTCATAGTGAATGAGGAGAATGAGGAACTGTACGGGAAGATCCGAGCACAGCTAGGTGAGCACTTCACGAACTTTATGTTCATCGTAATGGATGACTCAGGTGATGTTTACTACGACTATACTAATCGACCAGTAGGCAAGATGCTGGCGAATGAGATGCTCCAGGAGTGCAACAACCCGATTGACGACGATGATTGGCTCTGGGACTTTGATGATGATGACATCTCGGAAGATGATAGTCTATGGGAGGATTAATATGATGCAGAACCAAACGGAGAATTACTACAATGGGTAAAGGGTGCGCACCCCGAAAGGGACACAACGCTGAGAAGCAGCGTAAGAACTACGATGAGATTGACTGGAGTAAGAAGCCAGCTAAACCCAGTAAACCAAGTAAGTCCAAGTGATGATAATCCTAGAGATCCTATGGTATTTTTCCCTCTTTGTGTTGGTATGTTTCAATACCTATATGCTCATTGATTCATTTAAGTAATGTCAATTGAATTCACAGAGCACCCGATCCTCAAGCCGCCCACGGACGAGGAGATTGTACTCCTAGGCGAGGCTGACCCTAAGCTACTACAGGACCTGCACAGGGCGCACGAGGGTCGCATACAGGCAGCTGTAGAGGATCCCATCCGACACGGGTTCGACCTACCTGGCTGGGAGCGTATGTCCGGTTCCTTCAGGGAGTACAACGAGGTTCTAGCATTAGGTGGCAATCGCAGCGGAAAAACTACGGGCTGTGCAAAGCGGATTATGGAGGCCGTAAGTTCTAACTTCGATGGACACATAGTTTGTTTTTCTCAGAATGCGGATACCTCTATTAAGGTACAACAGCCAGCCATCTGGGAGATGATGCCCAAGGAGTTCAAGAAGAAGACCAAGAGCATTGACGGGTATATTAATTACTCAATGCAGAATGGTTTCACGGGTAGTTCCTTTGTGTTCCCGGATACTAGGACACGTGTGGACTTCAAGACTTATACGCAGTTCAGTAATAACTCCACGATCCTTGAGGGTTTCGAGTTCGGGTTCAAGAAGAACGGCATCAAGGCTGGGAATGAATCAAACATCGGAGCCTGGCTGGACGAGTACCTAGGTGATGCTTCACTTGTTAATACACTACGTTTCCGTTTAGCTACACGGGATTCCAAGATGGTTATTGGTTTTACCCCGATTGACGGGTACACGCCGTTCATTGCGGAATATTTAAAGGGAGCCGAGACACTGGAGACTCGACCTGCTGCTTTACTCAATGGCAAGGAAGTTCCTACTAAGCAGTACAGTCCAAGCCGTGATGCTGCTGTTATTTACCTGCACTCGGACGAGAACCCATTCGGGGGTTACGAGCGAATTGCAAAGGATCTATCTGGTAGACCAGAGGATGAGATTAAGGTTCGTGCCTACGGGTTACCCGTCAAGTCAGCAAATGCTTTACTACCTTACTTCAATACTGAGGTAAACGTACTCTCCGAGGAGCCAAACAAGTACAAGA